GTCGGTCTATTGGGAATGGGAATGCAGTATTCCGTTATGCAGAGCGCGTCAGTTGCCATGCCGGTTGTTAGTCTCACAGACCAACCAGCAGGTGCAACAATAACAGACTCATGCATGTCACTACTGCAAGCCATGACCAACAGCAAGATGGTGATGAACGCTTGTCCACAAGGTCTGAGTGGATATGTTTGTTCATTGCCAGCAAGGCCGTTGGACGCGTACGTTATGTCAACTTTCTTCAATCCCACTGCGAATGTGTCATACACAAGCAGTTGGACCGTGCCCAGTCTATACATGTACTGGCCACAAGGAGGGACAACAACAATAAGCGTGATGGTGAAGTACCATTGGATCGTCGAGGCAGCGATCGGTATCGACAAAATCAAAGCGGGCACTGCCACTTACAGCACAGTGGCGCAAACTGCTGATGAGTCGAAGGTAGGTGCGTATGTTATCAACAAGGTGGAGAAAAGTTTGAAACATATTGGTTGTGGGGGAACATCTATGGCGTATACGCCACAACAATCAATGGCTGGCTCCACTGAGCGCACAGTGCCAGTACCTACCGATCCGCCGTCCGACATGAGCGGCGAAGCAGTCGCGAAGCAGTGCCAAGAAGAGGCACAAGAGAACGCAAAGTGGATTGAGCAAGCACTGCCAGTGCTTCAGAAGCTCTTCCCCGATCTACCACCTTACCCAGGTAAGATGCGTGGAGGCATGCCTTCCGGTTACACGCAAACAACAACTGTACATTCAGTTTATGCGTGTCAAGAGGAGGACGCACAACGGGAGAGAGCGAATTCGCTAGAGGAGAGTGACAATGAGATCAAATCTGCACTTCAGCAGTACTTGGTCCAGGAGCAGTTCAAGAAGTTGGGTTCTTGCATTATGATTAACCCACCGACTGGCTCCTCGTCAACTCCAGCGTCGGCTTCAGCGGCAAAAGCGCGCTCATAAACGTCTGAGGGGCTTTGCGCCCTACAACCCCTAGACGTTGGTTTAACCTGTAAGTAAGTGGCAAGAGG